GAAGTATCTAGGATTGTGTGAAAAGAACTTCCCCCCGGTCGCGGTGGTCGGCAGCGCAATAGCATTCTGATGCCTACAGCAGCACTCTACGAGCCGTATCCCTACGGCATTCAGCAGTCCCGCCAGACCTGGGACGACCTGATTAAGCGTTATGGAGACCTCGCCATTCTGCGGCGGTCGGGGCTTCCTGATCGGTGGGTTTCGATGATGTGGGCGGCGATTACGCCGATGGAGCGGTTAGGGATGGGCCAGAACCCGATCGACAGGAAGGTGCTAATTTCGGCGCTGACGCCCGATACGATGCTTCCGCTAAATCCGGAGCCTTGCGAGAAGGACATGCTGGTGACGCTGGTGCTCGACGAGAACGGTGGTCCGACGACGGATACGAGCGGTGCCCCCATAGAGGACGAGCATTTGAAGCTCTTCACGCCTGCAGGACGCGCGGGGCCAAGCCGACAGCAGCTTTATTGGCGGTTTTCAGTGAGAGTATGAGCAACGGCAGCCAACTTTTTGACCGTCGCGAGGCCATCCTCGAACGTCTGCTCGACATCGGGCAGACGCATATTCCTGGCATTATGTCGGCATGGCGCAATCACGGCCCGGCGGAGACAGGCTTCCAAGGGGTTCCTCGGCCCGCGTTTCTCCTGTACGACGGCGGATCGAAACTTGCTCAGGACGTGCTGGTGCATAAAACGCAGAGGATGATGCCGACCATCTGGTCAATGGACCCGCAAATCCTCATCGTGTTGGAGAACCGAGATACGGTCGAGAATCAACTGCTAGACGGCGTGACCGCCCCCGTGGGACAGGAGCTGACGAATTGGGCGAATACGATCAATCAGATCGTCACCAACGACGACGTGCTCGTTGATCTGGTGACAGCGAATGGTACTCATTTCCTCACCGGAATTGAGACCGACATGAAGGTAGGCAGAGCCGTAGGAGCCTATGGCGCATGGCTTCTGATGCTGTACGAGTTCCGCTACCCGTTCTTTCCAGCGCGCTAAAGGAGGAGCAGCGAAAGGAATGAGAGCATGTCTGACACCTATTACGACGCTTCCAGCTTGCGAGGCGGCGCTGGCGTCCAACCGCTAATCACGTCCGGTTCCAGCCCTAATACCGGCAACTACTATGTAGGCCGAGGCATCGCCTACGTTCAGTTGATAGCGCCAACGGTCCCCGTAGACGCTCAGTTAATAGATTGTGGCAACGTCACCGAATTTACCTTTCAGGTTAAGCCGACCCGCCTAGAGCACTACAGCTCACGTGTCGGCGTGCGCAAGAAAGACCTGGTGGTTGTCACCGAAGTTGCAGCTACGCTCACCGTTGTACTTGAGGAAATGACGGCAAGAAACCTTGGCATGGCCGTCTTGGGCAACGTGATAAATACGCAACCGCCCGGCACGCCGATCAGTATCCTGTCACAGCCGCTGATCTATGCGCATTTCCGGTTTGTGAACACAAACGTCGTCGGCCCACAGTACATATACGACTTCCCCGTTTGCCTGTTCACGCCGACCAAGGCCATCGCTCTGTTGCCAGCCGGTAGCGGGAGCTGGGGCACCTTGGACTTCGAGGCAGACGTTCTGTTCGACAACGTGTCTGGATCATTCGGATCGATCACCTACGGCGGTCACGGCTGATCCTTTCGTGAGTTGATGCCAAGAGGAGTCAGACATGGCGAGTATGCTTTCACTTGTCGATGTCCTCCCGAAGCACGAACGGGTGGACATCGGCACTTGTTCGGCATGTGCCGGGGCGGGAGGTTCCGGCAGCAATGGCAAGAAGGACTGCAAGGCGTGCGGCGGCAGCGGCAAGCTTGAGATCGATGTGTTCGGCATTTCCGGAGAGGACATCGGCAGGATACTAGGCCGCTATCCCAATGCCTTCACGCAAATGGTGGCCTCGGCCAATACGCCCACCGCCCTTGAGCCGGGATTAATGGGCGCGATTGTCGCGGCTTCACAGCGCGAGGCCGAAGATCCCGACACCTCGCTGCTCGGCAATGAGAAGATCGAGAAGCGCGGTCGCGGTCTCGGTGTCGGCGCGCAGATGAAAATCCTGAAAGCAATGGGGAGATGCACGTTTCCAGACGGCATCGGCCCTTTTCTGGAGGACCTCGTTTTAACGTCAGCCTCGGCGAAGGAGGCTATGGAGGTCATCGTCAGAGTCGCTTCAAAGGAGCAGGCTACGACATCGCCAAGGACGCCGAAGCCCTCGGAGCCGCCCGCCACCCCTCCGTCTGGAAGCTGACACCACGGCAAATGTCGGCATTCCTGTTCATACAGGAGAAGCGCAGGAAGCTGGAGGCCATCGAGTTTGTCGGGCAGGTCCGTTTGGCGATGAACGGCGAAAAGAAAGACATCGAGAAGCAGTATCAACGATGGGCCAGAGACGCGGAGGTCCGATTGTTGATGGACTGATGGGAGTGGCGCATGGAACTGAGACTGCTGATCGATTCGCAAGAAAATCAAAAGAAGCTCAAACAGAACATGGACAAGGCGGGCCAGATGGTCCGCGACTCGATGCGTCTTGCGGCCAAAGACGCCTCGATGGAGATCATGTTCCGGGGCGCGGAGGACATCGCCGAGGCTGGTAATTTTGGTGATCGGTGGCAGGAAGCGCTCACCACCGAAACAACGGAAACGCAGCGCACCATCCGCGTCGAAACCTTCATGCGCGGCCAGCCGCCAGTTTCGTACTGGAGAGTCTTCGAGATGGGCGCGCATATCACTCCCAAGAATCCGAGCGGATTTTTATGGCTACCTTTTAGAGGCGCCCCCGGCGTCGATGTGTGGCCTCGCGCCTATCCAGGCGAGTTGTTCCGCGCGAGGAGTAAGAAAGGGACGCCGCTACTCGGAGACAAGGCAGATAAACAGAACCCCTGGCGCTACTTCGGCTTGGCAGAGGTTACGATCCCGCAGAAATTCCACCTTCGCAAGATTATCGCTGACGTAGCGAAGGAATTGCGGGTCTATTATCGGGACCATATGAAAGCGATGAAAGCGACATGAGATCATCGTCGTTTCTTTGGCTTGCGCCTATTTCGGGCCTGCTCCTCGCGTGTCGCCCATTTGCAGTTCTTGGGAGAATATCCTTTGTCATTGTCAACGCGCTCAAGGCTATAAGCCTTCGACGGCTTGCGGCCCATGTCTCTCAGAAACGCTTCGTAATTCTTTTGCCACGTTCGACAGACGCCAATTCCCCGGCCGCCATAGCTTGGGAACCACTTGTGTCTTGGATTAAGGCACCTCTCTTTCATCGCTCGCCAGCTATTGTATTCAGGCGTTCTATAATCGTCGTGCGTTGTGTTCCGAGTAATCAGCGTGTCTCGAAGCAGGCATCCGCAGCTTTTGACGCCGCCAAGCCGAACGCTATCAACTGTTACCACTTTCATTGTCCCACAATCACACAGGCACAGAATACACAACCGCGCCCAGCTATTCTTGCCAGTCCGGCTCTTGCGGCGACGAGATTTCGCTCGCTTGAGCACGACGAATCGCCCGAAGCGTTTTCCGATTATCTCTTTGGTGGTAATTACACGCGCAGCCTTGGACATGGCTTATCTCCTTGTCCTTGGTTAGAGCCGTTGGGACGGTTGCACGTCTCGGCGGCTCGTTTGCTATGGGGCAAATAAAGTGCCCGACCTCGAGGATATCGTCCAGAGGATAGCCCTAGCGGGCTCAGATGATGTTATAGCCTCCTTCGGGCGCATTGGCGAGGCTGGCGTCCAAGCATTCAAGCACGTCGCCGAGGCCGCTGGTCCGGTCGGAAAGGTTCTAGGCGGCGCAGCGGGGGCGCTCGCGGGCCTTGTCGGCAGTTCATTCCTGTGGGCCGAACGTAGCTCGCAGGCAGCGCATAGTCTTGAGATCCTATCCAAACAATCCGGCGAGAGTGTTGAGAGTATTTCATCCCTGCAAACCGCACTCAGCGCGATGGGCGGTGGCGCGGCCAACATGCAGGCCATGTTCCGGCGGATGGGCAGCACCATCACGGAGGCGTGGAATCAAGTCAAAATAGACGTCACCAATGCCGCCGATATACAGATCAAAGATACGCTAAGTGTCGAGAAGTCGGAGCAGGCGCTTTGGCAGGCGCGGCAAAAGCAT